CATACGACGGCAGACATGGAAAAATATCGTTATCATTATGTGTTCACGCACCGAAAAGTTGAACATTTGTGTTCTCATTGCGGATTTGAGGCGCTCTTGTTTGAGAGCTTCATGGCAGAATACGAATGTCCCGTATGCCGCATAGGAACGTTGAGCAGGGTGCCGAACATTACTTTTGGGCCAAACGTGACTTGGGGGCCAAGCGAGGTAAAATAAAATGGAACACAAAATATTCCCAACGGCAAGCACGAAAGTCATTGACGAAGTTAAAGGAATCGTGGAGCACGTCATCACCGTCTTCGGCGTGCTGGATCTCGTAGAGGACATATCGCACCCCGGCAGCTGGACTAAAACCCTGGCGGAGCGCGGCGACAAGCTCCTGGTGCTGGACATGCACAACACCGATTCCATCAACCGCGCCATAGGCACGCCCATCTCGGTGAGGGAGGTCGGGCGCAACGAGCTTCCCCAAGAAATACTCGCCAAATATCCGGAAGCCACCGGCGGCGTCGTGGCACAGACGCAGATGCTCATGGATACGCCGGAAGGCAAGGGGGCCTTCATTCGGCTGCGCGACAAGGCTGTGCGGGAATGGTCGTATGGCTACGATGCGCTTGACGTTGACCGTTCTGTAGTCAAGAATAAGGACGGCGACGACGTCAGCGTCCGAAACCTGCGAACCGTCAAGGTATACGAATACGGCCCGGTGCTGTTTGGCGCAGTTCCGGGAACGATGGTGACAGGCGTGAAAGAAAAGCCGGACGATGAAGAGCAAGAGCCGACCGAGACCAAGCCCGCTCCAGAAGTGACGGAGAACACGATCCGGATACGGGTGCGCGCTCCGGGCGACTTCCAGGAAGACTCGTTCAGGACGATCACCATCGGGGACGAAGATGACGGGATTCAGGCAGTGATAGGGCGGTTGGAGGACGAGACCACAACCACGACCCAATCCTTCATATTTGATAAGGAAAAATTCACGACTGCTGAAGCCCAGGCATGGGTGGACGAGCACGAGAAGCAAGCCGTTCCGGTTGAGGCAGAGAAAGCAGAGCCAGAAGCAGTGCCCGATAAAGAAACAGGGACGGATGAGGAGGAAAAAGGTGCGACAGGGACAGCGAAGGCGGTCGACCTGACGCAATACGTGGCGGATGTGCGGACAGCATTTGAGGGTCAATACAACCCTCCGAATGATATGTGGCGATATTGGGTCATGGCGGTTTATGATGAATACGTAATCGTGCAAAACAACAACGCTACTGACGGCGTTGAATTTTACCAAGTAGGATATGTCAAGACGGAGGACGACATAACCTTCACGCCGCAGGGCGAGTGGATAGGCGGCGAGTACGTCTTTGTGCCGCACGATGTCAGTCCCGAATCAGAACTGGCGCGGGACGCAGAAGGGGACGAAACGAAAGCTGGCCGCGTACTAGCAGGCCGCAACGAGACGCGGATAGTATCGGCGCTGCTGACGCTGATTGACGTGCTGGATGACGCGGGGATAGAGCTACCGGGATTCGAGAAGAACCCGGTAATTGTAGTACCAGAAGAGGAAACGAGTGCACCTGTCAAACAGGCCGCGAATGACGATAAAGAGGCCGGGCCGATTGTTGACGACGAATCACCCACCTTGCGTGAGTTGGTGCTGAAATTGGAGATCGAAAACCTGGCCGACTGGCTCAAAGAGCAGGCTGAGTCATTGGCCAAACTCAACAAGGAGGTAACGAAATGAACTACAAGGACAAACTGGGAGAGGCAACAGTCCTCTTGGAAGAGATCAAGGCGTTCGGCGAGGAGCCGTCCGCCGAAGACATGGCCAAAGTGCCGGAGATGATGGAGAACTATCGAGGGCTCAAATCTCAGGCTATGCAGTACAGGGACATCCAGAACGCGGCCGACGAGCTCAAGAGCATCGCTGGCCTGATGCAGGCCGAAGACCCGAAACCGAACGGTAGTCAGTTCAAGTCCTGGGGCGACTTCCTGTACGCGACCTGGCAACATGCGGCGCAGAAAGTGCTTGACCCCCGGCTGAAAGGGTTTAAGGACGATGCGCCGTCCAGCGAGACCAAGCAGATGGCCGAGGCCGTCGGCGCGACCGGCGGGTTCCTCGTGCCGGTTGAATTCCTGGCCGAGCTTCAGTCGGTCATGGCCGAGACCGCCATCGTTCGCGGGCGGGCGACCGTCATCCCGATGCGGCGCAGGCAGCTGAACATCCCGGTACTGGACCAGACCGGGACGGCGGCAGGGCAGCCTCACTGGTTTGGTGGTATGCAATTTTACTGGCTGGCGGAGGCCACCAGTAAAACCATCACCACGCCCAACTTCAGGCAGAAGACACTTGTGGCGCACAAGCTGATCGGTTACACCAGGGCGAGCGACGAGCTGCTGGACGATTCGGCGATCTCGTTGCAGGCGTTCCTGGCCGGGCCGATGGGCTTCGCTGGCGGAGCGGTCTGGATGGAAGATTTCGCTTTCTTGCAGGGAACCGGCGTAGGCCAACCGACGGGCGTCATCAACGCGCCTGCGACCATCGTCGTGCCGCGACAGACGGCAGGCACCATCACGTTCGTAGACGTGGTGAACATGCTAGCGAACTTCCTGCCTGGCGGCCAGGGGATGTGGGTCATCAGCCAGAGCGCGATGGCGGCCATCTTGCAGCAGTCGGGGCCGGCGGGGAATCCGAGCTACGTGTGGATCCCCAACGCCCGCGACGGCGTTCCGGGCAACTTGTTCGGCATGCCCGTCGTGTGGACTGAGAAGCTGATGACCATGGGCACACAGGGTGACATCCTGCTGGCCGACTGGCGCTATTACCTCATCGGCGACCGGCAGGCTACCACCGTTGAGAGCACGAAGTTCGACAGGTGGCAGTTTGACCAGACGTCGTGGAGGATGGTGCATAGGGTGGACGGCCAGCCGTGGCTGTCGCAACCGTTGACTTTGCAAGACTCTACGACCCAAATTTCACCTTTTGTCATTTTGGGCGACGTTGCAACATAACATAGCCTGTAAAGCAATGGGCTAAACAGACAACACGGGCAGGGGGCTGAATCAGTCTCCTGCCCATCAACAGGAGGTAATAAAATGCCGAGTTACACGGAACGATTCACGGAAGTTCACGAACCGCTGGCCACGCTCGCGCCCATCACGGCGAACGGAACGGTAGGCGAGCACAACACTGGCTGGGTGGACATGGAGAACTATTACCGGATGATCATCCTGCTGAACATCGGCACCCCGGCGCAAGGCGCGACCATCAACATCGATATTGAGGAAGCGACCAGCAATGCCGGAGCGGGAATCCAGAACATCGCAGGCAAGAGCATCACCGAGGTAGTGGCAGCAGACACCGAGGGCATCATAGCCATCGAACTGCGTGCCGAGGAGCTCGCGATGGGCTATAGCTTTGTCAACGTCGAAGTGAGAGTCGCGGTTGACACCTACACCTACGGCCTGTGGGTGTTCGGCATGATACCGCACTACGCGCCCGTCCCGGTGACGGCGTGGCAGGAGATCGTAGTCTAAACATCTCATGGCCTGGGTCGGCTCCGACAGCGACCCAGGCTGGCGAGGCGATGCCAGTGCAGGTAGAATTGCTGAAACGCAAGTACATCTCCGTGCGGGGAAAAGTGCTAGAATTCCCGGCTGGATCGACGGTTGACATCGGCCGGCAGATGGCACTAGAATGGATCGCTGCTGGGGACGCAGTCAACCAGGAACCGGAACGCGAGGCGGCTCCGAAAGCCCCGAAGCCCAAAAGGCAGAAGGAGCAGGCAGTGCCCGCCGCAAGCGGGCAGGGCGCGGCGCGAGTCCGGCTGCTGACCATAAAGCACATCTCGGTCGCAGGAAAGCTCCGGCCTTTCTACCCCGGCGACTGGGTCAGAGTGGGACGGCAGACGGCGCGGGCGTGGATCGCCGCTGGGGAAGCTGATTATCCCGGTCTGGACAAGGTTGAGGCCATCATGGGGAAATGCAAGGATTGCGGCGTCCTGGTACGGGGAGACAAGAAGGCGGCGACGCACATCCTGCACAAATACAAACAAATAAAAATCACTGGAGGGAGACTGCCGTCGCTCCCGTTTGGGCGCACGCTTCTCTGGAATCCAGAACTGAAACTGACAGCGGCCCAGGCGGCAGTCGGCTTCTCGCGGGTGGAATCCACCGGGGCAGGCTATGATGCCTGGGAAGTGGCGGCCATGCTGCTGAGTGACCGGGCGCTGGCGGCGCATTACGGGCCGAAGGAGGAGAAACAGAAGACGGAGGCCGTGGTCGGCGACCTGCGGATACCAGTCTACGACACGCGGGCGGTGTGGATGCGCAAGACAGACACGACTCGGCGGCTTATAAAAGCGTGGGCGGCCGAGATAGAGGCGGGGGCCAATGAGGCGCACGCCTTTCTGCGTGCGCTGTATTCCCATCCGGTGCTGGTGTGCACGCTGCCAGCCGGGTGGGTGGGAATCAGGTGAAAGGGGAAGACGATGTGGTTTAAATTTAGAGATTGGCTCGTAGGGTTACTCTGGTGTTGTTCCACTGCTTACGTCAAGCTATCAGAAGTTATTTGGCATAAAGATGAACGTGGTTGGTACTGGACAGCCCCGGTTCGTAGGGGTAAAAAGAAATGCCATACAACCGGCAATTATTATTGTCTGGAAGAAAGATTGGCAGAACCAGATAGCACTATGGTAAGAATAGGATTTGGGAAAGTAGTATATTAATTAGGAGAGGACGATGGGCCTAGCTAGCGTAGAAATATCGGGCGTGCTTTGGCAGGACATAATGACGATCGGCTGGGAGGCCGGCAGCGATAGGATCGTCAAATGCACGGAAGGGCTGCCTGAAGATGCCGTATGCAAGAGCGTGTTTTACAGGCAATGGCCAGCAATAAGCGGCTTGACTCCTGCTCCCACTCCCAGTTTGGTTTTTGTATTTGAGCATGAGGACTTTGACGACGTGGAGCCAGGCGCGCCGATTCCAATGGTGAGCATCGTTCATCAGAGATACAGAGGGTGAACGGACGGGGTTTCTGCTACATTGCCTACGGCCCCAATGCCCGGCGCGAGCAGGCGCAATCGGTATGGATGCTGCGCCAGCGGCACAGCGAGCCGGTGATAGTCATCGGCGACAGGGGCGTGCCGTGCGGCGCGAACGGGGGGCTGGCGGGCAGGTGGGCCAAGACTAACCTAGACTTGCTGAGCCCGTACCGGCTGACGTGCTACCTGGACGCCGACACCAGGCCATACGGAAACCTGTCGGTCGGGTTCAAGATGCTGGAGGCAGGCTGGGAACTGGTCATCGTGCCATGCGCGAAGCAGGGAGCGGACGGGCTGTGGCACTTGACGGAAGAGGAACGGGCTGTGACGCTGGCGGAGACGGGGCAGCCGCTCATGGTCAACAGCGGGGTGATGTGGTTCCGCAAGTGCGGGCGCATCTCCAGACTCTTCAGAACTTGGCGCGAGGAGTGGCTGCGGTTCAGGGACAGGGATCAGGGCGCGCTGCTGCGGGCGCTGGAGCAGAGGCCGGTCAAGATGTGGCTATTGGGCCATCCGTTCAACGGGGGGTCTGTAGTGGCGCATCACTTCGGGCAGGCGGCGGAATGAACCCCATCACCATCGTCATCCCGACGCTGGACATGGCACGCGGCGAGAGCACGGGAAAGATGGCATTGGCGACGGCGCGGTGCGAGGCGAAACTGATAATCTCGCATGACCTGAAGCGGACGGGATTCACCAAGACCTGCAACCGGGGCATGAGGCGGGCGGATGCAGGAAGCGACATCTGCCTGCTCAACGACGATGTGCTCACATTCCATCACGGCTGGCTGGCGACGCTGCAGCGGGCGCTCTACCACAAGAAGGATTTTGGCATCGTCGGGCCGAGCGGCGGCAGCAGCACCAACCCGATGCGTGGGGGTTGGCTGGGCATGGAGGGACTGCAAGTGGTGCGCCACATGCCTTTCTGGTGCGCGCTGATAAAACGGGCACTCATTAACAAAATAGGACTGCTAGACGAAGCGTTCATCCATTATGCCTCGGATTCTTTCTATAATGACTGTGCAAGAAAAGCCGGGTTCAAGGTGATATGGTGCAAGGACGTTTACTTGAAACATCAAAGGCACGGTTCCAAATTGCAGAGCAAGTGGAAGAAACGTGACCAGGCGCTGTACCGGAAGCGGCGGCGCAGGTGAACATCGTCGTCTACACGGCCCTGTTCGGCGACATAGACCCGCTATGGTCTCCGCTGCCCGTCGCCATGCGGGGGGCCAGGTGGGTGGCCTTCACTGACAGGGAACGCAGGTCGCAGGGGCTGTGGACGCACGAGATGGCGGCGAAATGGCCGAACGTGATCCTGGACACGCATCGGGCTCACAGCAACCTCGGCTGGGAAGTGAGGCCGGTAGAGAAGGTGCGCAGCAACCGGGGCATGGCCCGATACCACAAGATCATGAGCCACCTGCACTTTCCCGACGCCGATGCGACGATATGGATAGACGGCAATGTGAGGCTGCGAATCCTGCCGAAGCAAGCGATCAGGAATTGGCTGGGGAAGCGGGAAATGGCGACGTTCAACCATAATGACAGATGCTGCCTGTACGACGAAGCGGCATTCTGCGTCAAAAAGGGGAAGGGTTCGAAGATCGAGTTGCAGCGTCAGGTCAGGGCTTACCGAAACGAGGGGATGCCGACCAAGTGGGGGCTGGCCGAGACGAAATGCCTCATCCGCCGGAACACGGCGCGGATAGCCCAGTTCAACGAAGCGTGGTGGAGCGAACTGCAAAAATTCAGCAGACGGGATCAGGTGAGCTTTCCATACGTGTGCTGGAAGCTGGGCCTGCGGTGGGGGACGATTCCCGGCAGGGCAGGCGAGCCGACTTTTCCGGGGACGTTGAATCTCGCGTTTTGGCACACGAAGCACCAAAAACCTTAAAGAAAGGGAACCGAAATGGCATTGCCAGACTACATAATCATCGGCGCTCAGCGGTGCGGGACGACCTCGATGATGCGTTACGTCGGGGTGCATCCGAGGGTCAGTTTCGTGGCCCGGAAAGAAATT